GTATTATACTGTGCAGTAAATATGCTAGATTTAGCAAACGAGAATTTGATTATAGGTTTATTGCAGCAAAAAAAGAAATAAACATTGTTATTTCAAAACCAAACCTTTATGATATCGTTTTTATCTCATATCAAGAACCTAATGCGGATGAACACTACAAATATCTAACTGATAGATTTCCTAGAGCAAAACGAGTTCACGGTGTAAAAGGAATTCATCAAGCCCACATTGCAGCAGCAAAACTTTGTAACACTGATATGTTCTGGATTGTAGATGGAGATGCACTAATTGATTCAAACTTTAAATTCGATTATCAAGTTGCAAGATGGGATCGTGAAACAGTGCATGTGTGGAGGTCAGTTAATCCTATTAATGACCTAGTATATGGATATGGCGGTGTAAAACTGTTTCCAACAGAATTGACTTTGAATATGGATACAAGCAAGCCCGACATGACAACTAGTATTAGCAGTAAGTTTAAAGCAGTACAGGAAATATCAAATGTTACAGGATTTAATACAGATTCATTTAATACTTGGAAAAGTGCATTTAGAGAATGTGTTAAACTAAGTAGTAGAGTTATTGATCGTCAAAAAGACGACGAAACACAGACTAGATTACAGACGTGGTGTACAAAAGGTGCAGATCGTCCATTTGGCAAATATGCAATTGATGGTGCTAAGTTAGGTGCATTATTTGGTGCAAGAAACAAAGGCAATCTTGAAATGTTAAAAAATATCAACGATTTTGATTGGTTAAAGGAACAGTTTGATGCTAGAAATATATGAATTACTAGATCGATTTGAATTACTATATCCAGACAACAGCCAATTGTCAGATTTACGTAGAGCATATATTGATCAAGATCTAAACAGCATATTTCGCATTGTCAACGACGATAACAAAAATGATCTACGCAAACTTGTTCTCGAAAACAACTCGTGGAAATTGTGGCCTTTGCTAGACCGTTTTGTTGATACACAATTTTCAGCAGCATTTAAAAGTTTTTTTGTTAACAATATTGTCTATGATAAAGACTGTTTTAGTAGAGGACAGTTGCAAAGCAAATTATGGCTAGTAGAAGAACTAAAAAAACTCAATGTTGATTTAGGAACAGTATTTTTATGTGCAGGTTGGTACGGAACGCTAGCAGTAATGCTATTTGAAAGTGGTATAAAAGTTGAAAAAATTAGAAGTTTTGACATTGATCCTACTACAGCAGACGTTGCAGAAGTATTTAATAAACCTTGGCTAGAAGATAATTGGCGTTTTAAAGCAAGTACAGTTGATATAATGAATTTTAATTGGACTAGTGTTCCTGCTCCTTCTGATGGAACTATAGGAAATTTTTATTATAATACTAATACGGTTAATAAAATTATTCAAATGAAGGATAATCCTGACACAATTATAAACACTAGTTGTGAACATATTAAAGACTTTTCAAGTTGGTATAATAAAATACCTACAGGAAAATTAGTTATTTTGCAAGGCAATAACTATTTTGAAATTAAAGAACACGTAAACTGTTCAAAAGACTTGTTAGATTTTAGTTCAAAGTCTCCTATGACAACAGTGCTATATGAAGGTGAACTACAATTGCCAAAATACAAAAGGTTTATGAAAATTGGATTTAAATGATTTGTCTCTTCGAGAATTACAAAAAGAAAGTGCAAGAGCACTAAGTACAATGCAGGCTACTAACAATAACATTTGGCAGTTTAATAAACAAGCACATCACGATAGTCAAAAATGGTATTGTGCTGTAATTGAATGGTATATTGAACAATATGGTGATCTTCCAAGCAAAACAGGTCCTGGTAAAAATATAAAGTTGATATTAGATGTATAATTATAAAAATATAAAAACAATACATTTAGAAGTTACGCAAAATTGTCAAGCTAGTTGTCCTATGTGTGATCGAAACCAAAATGGCGGAGCATTAAATCCCCATATTGACTTGAGTGAACTTACGCTTGATGATTGTAAACGCATATTTGAACCTAAATTTATAGCACAATTAAAAACAATGTATATGTGCGGTAACTTAGGAGACCCTATTGTTGCTAAAGATACATTGGAAATATTTCGTTATTTTAGACAACATAATCCATCTATGTGGTTATCGATGAATACAAATGCAGGAGCAAGAGACGAAGCATGGTGGACTGAACTTGCACACGTATTTGGTAGAATGGGTACAGTTATTTTTAGTGTAGACGGATTAGTAGACACTAACCATATCTATCGTCAGGGTGTAGTTTGGGACAATGTTTATCGCAGTATGAAAGCATTTATTGCAGCCGGGGGAAGAGCCCGATGGGACTTTTTAATATTTGATCATAACCAACATCAAGTAGACGAAGCAGAGGAATTAGCACAAACAATGGGCTTCGAAAAATTTATAGCTAAAAAAACAGGCAGATTTATTACACAGGACAGTAAGAAAAAAGAATCTCATCAAGCAGTTGACCGCAAAGGCAATCAGACTGCCGAACTTAAAAAACCTGATAAAGAATATGTAAACAGTGCCTTAAAAAAACAAACATTGCTTGAAATAAAATACGGCAGCATGGATGCTTATTATGAACAAACTCCTATTTGTTGCAAGGTCAAAGACGAAGGCAGTTTGTTCATTACCGCCGAAGGGCTAGCATTGCCTTGTTGTTGGACTGCCGGTCGAATGTACAAATGGTGGCAAAAAGATCCTAAACAAGAACAAATATGGAAGTTTATTGACTTTGCCGGCGGCAAAGATGCAATCAATGCTAAAATACATGGCCTAGAACGTGTGTTCGAAACAGAAATTTTTGACATAATAGAAGATTCGTGGCAAGAAAGTAGCTTTGCTACAGGTAGATTAAAAGTTTGTGCAATGAAGTGCGGTGCCGAGTTTGATCCTTTTGCAGAACAGTTTAAATAAGTACTAACATGATAGATAACAAATATCCCTCAGACACCTTTTGCCTTTTACCTTGGGTACACCTTAGTACAAGACCTGATGGTAGTATGCGAGTATGCTGTACTGCTAATGCTAGCAGTGTAGGTCCTACAAATGACAAAGAGTTTGGCGGCCAAGTTGGTATCCTCAAAACTGATGACGGTAAACCTAACAATCTAAATGTAAGTGATTTTGAAACTGCCTGGAACAGCAATTATATGAAGAATGTTCGCAAGCAAATGCTCAACGGTGAAAAGCCTCCTAGTTGTTTAAAATGTTATAAAGAGGAAGCAGCCGGACATCGTAGTAAACGTATGTGGGAAACACACTACTGGAGTCAACGTGTTGACCTTGACAAAATTTTAGCAGACACCAAAGAAGATGGTGAAGTTCCTCCTAACTTAGCTTATATTGATTTGCGTTTTGGAACCAAATGTCAACTTGCTTGTGTAATGTGTAGTCCACATGATTCAAGTGGGTGGATCAAAGATTATAAAAAGATTTTTCCTGCCGTAAAAAATGAATCATTAAGAGAAATAATGCAATGGGAAGACAAAGGCAGTACTAATGGTAGCAGTTATAACTGGCACAAGCAGAATCCTACATTCTGGAAACAGTTTTACGAACAGATGCCTAGTATGCAGCAAATATACTTTGCCGGCGGCGAAAGTCTTATCATTGAAGAGCATTACGAAATACTTGAACATGCTATTAAAATGGGCTATGCAAAAAATCTCGAACTACGATATAATTCAAACGGAGTAGAGTGGCGTGATGATTTGTTTGATTTATGGAAAGAATTTAAGTTAGTTCGTTTTCATTATTCAATAGACAGTATTAAGGAAATGAACGACTATATCCGTTACCCTAGTAAATGGTCAAGACAAGAAGAAGTGTTTCGTATCCTTGATACACAGACCAGCGATAACGTAGAAATTACAATTGCTTGTGCTGTACAAGCACTTAACATTTATTATATACCAGATTTTATACAATGGAAGTTAGAGCAAGGCTTTAAAAAAATTAACATGTGGCCTTTTGGAGCCGGCGGAATCAGTCAGCACTTTGTTTATTGGCCTGCACATCTAAATGTTAAAGTATTGCCAAAATGGTTTAAAGAAGAATGTAGACGCAAATACGAATCATGGTATCCTTGGTGGGAATCTAATTGGGAATTAGGCATTCCTGAGTGGTACAAAGGTAAAGTTGATTACGAACAATGGCGAGATGCAGAATATGGTATTAAAAGACTTAATGGTATGTTACAATTTATGGAATCAGAAGATTGGAGTATACGTTTGCCCGAAATGAAAGAATTTTTAAGTCTGTGCGATATGCAACGTGGCATAACATTTGCAGAAACTTTTAAAGAAATGAAAGACATATTTTGTGATGTCTGATGTGTTTTGTATTGTTCCGTTTGTAAATTTTAGCACAACTACTGATAGCAAAGTTAGATTATGTTGTCAAGCAAAATCTTATGAAAATTTAAATGTTGTTGATTATAAGTTGCACGATATATGGAATAGCAACGAATATCAAAATGCACGACAACAGTTTATTAATGGACAATGGCCCTCTGAATGCATTACTTGTAGATTAAATGAAGAAAAAGGTATTAGCAGTAGACGACATATGGAAAATCAACGCTGGGCACATTTAGATATTAACGATATAAAAAATAATCCACGCATTTTTGCTTATGATCTAAGATTGGGCCATACTTGTAATTTAAAATGCATTATGTGTACCCCTATGAACAGTAGTTTATGGGTTTCAGAAAAAAATCAATACGAGCACTTAAAGCATCATAATATACACAAGGGTCATAAATGGGCAGACAACACACTGCTATTAGATGACGTAAAAAATAATTTACAGTCAGTACAGTTATTGTATTTTGCCGGCGGCGAACCTTTGTTAATTAAGAAACACAAAGAATTAATTAAATATTGTATAGATAATAAATTTGCAAAAAACATTAGTTTAGTGTATGATACTAACGCAACACAAATAAACCAAGAATGGGTTGATTTATGGAAAAATTTTAAAAACGTACAAATTAACTTTAGTATAGACGGCGGCAAAGAAGTAGTCGAATATGTACGTTATCCGGTAAAATACAGCAATCTTTTAAACAGTTTAGAAATTTTAAAAACAAGTACAGCCGATGTATACTTAC